TGATGATATACGCCCTTGGCGCATGGGATCTGTTCAACTTCGAATACGACATCCGACGCATCAAGATGACCATCGTGCAGCCACGCATCGATAACCTGAGCGAATATGAGATGGACGCGGAAGAGCTGCTGTCATGGGCGAAGCAGGAATTATCGCCCAAGGCAAAGGAGGCCTACAAGGGAGGAACGCAGCTGCCAGGTGACTGGTGCCGTTTCTGCAAGGTGAGAGCCAAGTGCAAGACTCTGGCCACATCATGTACGGAGGCGCAAAAAGCCAACCCCGACCCAAGGCTCATCGGCATGGCAGACATGGCACAAACCATTTTGCCCCTGCTGCCCATCATCAAGACATGGCTGTCGGCCGTTGAGGAATACAGTCTGGAGCAGGCGCTCGCGGGCGTGGAATACGACGGTTACAAAGTGGTGGCGGGTAGGAGCAACCGAAAGATAACCGACCCCGAGGCCGTCATGAAGCTGCTGGGCGAGCAGGGCTTTGCACGCGAGAGCTACATCAGACCGACCGAACTGCAGACCATCACCAACCTCGAGCGGAACATCGGCAAGAAGCAATTCAGTGAGCTGTGCGGAGACTACATCGACAAACCTCAGGGCAAGCCAACACTGGTGCCCGTGTCGGACAAACGCCCCGCGCTGAACATGGCGGAAGAGGATTTCAGAAACATCAATTTATAAACCATTAAAATTAAAAAAAATGATTGATCCACAAATTAGCAATGAAACAAAGGTAGTGTTTGGCCCGTGCCGGCTGAGTTACACACACGTGTTTAATAAGTACAACCCCGGTGGGGAGGGAGATGGCAAATTCATGACCAACATCCTCATCCCAAAATCGGAAAAGGCGACCGTCGCTGCTATCAACAAAGCCATCGAGGCGGCCAAAAAGGCAGCCATCGTCAAGAAGTGGGGAGGCAAGGAGCCTAAGAAGATAGATTTCCCCCTGCGTGACGGTGAGGAAAAGGAACGCGACGACGACGGCATCTATGAAAACCACTTCTATCTGAACGCCAAGAGCGTGACCCGCCCCGGTATCGTGAACCGCGACAAGTCGCCCATAGTGGACGAGGAAGAGATATACAGCGGTGTGTGGGCTATTGTGTCGGTGACGTTCTATGCCTATGACGTTAGCGGAAATAAGGGCATCGCCTGCGGACTGAACAACATCATGAAGTTCAAGGACGACGACCGTCTCGGTGGACGTGTGTCGGCAGGTGCTGACTTCGCAGACGTTAACCTCGGGGACGATCTCGACGACGACCTGTAAACGATTTTCTTTTTCTACGATAATAAATGACGCCCCCGGCGGTAATACGGCCGTCGGGGTTTATCGGAAACGTATAAACCAATTATAAATGAAAGAACTGGGTATAGACATAGAAACCTACAGCAGCTACGACTTGACCAAGTGTGGCGTATATAAATATGTTGAGGCCCCGGACTTCGAGATTCTCCTTTTCGCATACAGCGTGGACGGCGGGGAGGTGCGGTGCGTGGACTTGGCATGCGGTGAACAACTGCCAAAGGACATCAAGGACGCACTGACCGACCCAACTGTGATAAAAACCGCCTACAACGCCGCCTTTGAGCGTATCTGTATAAGTCGTTACCTCGGACGAGAGGAGCCGTTGGATCCAAGGCAATGGCGCTGTACGATGGTCAGGGCCGCACGCATGGGGCTGCCGTTGTCACTGGCACAATGTGGTGAGGCCTTGAGGCTCGAGGATCGGAAAATGAGTGAGGGACGGGTGCTGATAAGATTTTTCAGCCTGCCGGTGCGGAGAACCAAGAACGGCATCACCAAGATGGTGCGCCACCGCCCGGAGGAAGCCCCTGAAAAATGGGACTTATTCAAACGTTACAACATCCGCGACGTGGAGGTGGAGCAGGCCATCCTGAAGAAGGTCAGACGGATGGAAGCACCGGAGTTTGAAGACGACCTGTATGTGGCCGACCAACACATCAACGATCGCGGCGTGATGGTTGACCGCGTATTGGTGGATAATGCAGCCCGCTTTGATGACACCTACAAGGAAGAGCTGCTTGCCAAGGCACGGGAAATCACCGGTATGGACAATCCGAACAGCCCGGCGCAAATCAAGGCCTATGTGCATCAGGCCACGGGGTTCACGATAGACAGCCTGAACAAGAAGAAGCTCGACGACTATGAGACGCAGTTCAAGTACTGGCCGAAAGTGCGGGAATTGCTCGCCATCAGGCGGGAGTTGGGCAAGACGTCGAACAAGAAATACAAAGCCATACAGGAGTGTGTCTGCGACGGCGGGAGGGTGCACGGACTCCTTCAGTACTACGGTGCCGTGCGCTCGGGGCGATGGGCAGGCAGGCTCATTCAAATTCAAAACCTGCCTCAGAATCATCTGTCCGATTTGGACTACGCCCGCTATCTGGTGAAGCGTGGAGACCTTGAAGAGTTTGAGATGAACTACGATAACGTGACGCAGGTGCTCAGCGAACTGATTCGCACGGCGTTCATCGCCAAGCCGGGCTGCACGTTCCATGTGTGCGACTTTTCGGCCATCGAGGCGCGGGTTATTGCATGGATAGCCGGTGAGGAATGGGTACTCGATGCCTTCAGGCAAGGACATGACATCTACTGCGAGACAGCCAGCCGAATGTTCGGCGTGCCCGTGGAGAAACACGGCGTGAACGGGCATCTCCGTCAGCGGGGCAAAGTGGCCGTGCTCGGTTTGGGCTATGGTGGTGGCGTGAATGCACTGGACGCCATGGGCGGGAGCCGAATGGGGCTGACGGAGACCGAGATGAAAGGCATCGTCGACAAATGGCGGGAGAGTAACCCGAATATCGTGAAGTTATGGCGAATAGTGGAAAAGGCGGTCATCGCCGCCGTCAAGACGGGGCGGAGCGTCACCATACATCGGAACATTGTCGTCAGTTTCCGCTGGGGCGTGTTGCTCATCACCCTGCCAAGCGGACGAACGCTCTGCTACCCACGGGCGAAAATCATCACGGAGACAAACCGATGGGGGAACGAGCAGCAGGTCATAACCTACGAGGGGATTAACCAGACAACGAGAAAATGGGAGACGCAGACTACATACGGCGGAAAGCTGACTGAGAACATCGTGCAGGCCACCGCCCGCGACATTCTCGGCGCGGTGATCCTGAGAGCTGAGAGCCGCGGTCTGGACGTGGTATTCCATATCCATGACGAAATTATCGTGGAGACGACACCCGACAGGACGCTGCATGAGGTTGAGGCGCTGTTCAGTGAGCCGATACCGTGGTGCAGGGACTTGCCCCTGAAGGGCGCGGGGTATACGACACCTTATTATTTAAAAGACTGAAAAATTGAAAAACAAGGAGTATTACAGAAAGATTTTAGAACGCAAACAAATAAAATTACGAAGATGATGGAAAAAGATATTTTTCACGAATGCTTCTGCACTGGTCAGAAAATGACATGGAAAGAATGGGTGCAATGGAGGGATGATCATCCAATAGATGAAATAGTACATCTATGTGGAGAGTTTGAATATGGTATTACTGATGTTTGTCTCAATCCACATCACCCTATTATTTTCAAAGACAATTCAAAGAATGGATTTGAAATAGAAACCTGTCAGGTAGATAGTGGCAAATGGAGCTATGGTGTGAGTTATAGATTCGGAACACGTGGCGGTTGTTATGGAGCAACTTTTACGAATGCGATACATGACACAGAAAAATTAGCGATATATGCAGCCCTACAAGAGGTAGAAAAAGAATGTTCGAGTGTCATTTCCGAGATAGAGCGATATGGAGAAGTATCTGATAATGAAGATGATGATAGTCCTCGCAATAGCTCGTATTTGCCACAGTTAAAGGCTATAAAGAATAAAATCGAAGTATATAAGCAAGAATACGACCCAATGGTATTAAATCTGTTTGGGTGGTAAAAAAGTATGAACAGTCAACTTAAATAAGTAAAATAATGGAAAAGAAATACAGACTATTGGAGAATGACACCATTACGGCAGATGGTAGGACTTTGCACCGAATAGAAGCGTTAAAAGACTTCGCAGATGTGAAGAAAGGCGACAAAGGAGGTTACATAGAGAGCGAGATTAACTTATCCCATGAGGGTAATTGCTGGGTATCTGGCAACGCTTGGGTGTGTGACAAAGCTTTGGTATCTGGCAATGCTCGGGTATCTGGCAACGCTTGGGTGTGTGACAAAGCTTTGGTATCCGGCAATGCTCAGGTATATGACGATGCTTGGGTATATGACGATGCTTGGGTATCTGCCAATGCTTGTGTATATGGTGATGCTAAAGTAAGTGGGGGAAATATCAGAAGCTGAGTAATGGATCACTAAAGCGGACGAAGCCATTGAATGGAAACTGTCCGAACGGGAGTTGGCCATCATCAAGCAACTGGGAAAACGATAAATCAAAAACAGGTAAAACAATGAAACGAATATTAGACGCTTGCTGCGGAAGCCGTATGTGCTGGTTCGATAAGAATAATCCAGAAGCGTTGTTTATGGATATTCGACAAGAAACAACGACACTATGTGACGGGCGGACGTTGGAAGTAAGACCTGATGTTGTCGGTGATTTTCGCAAAATGCCATTTGATAATGAAAGTTTCCATATCGTGTTGTTTGATCCTCCTCATTTAAAAAATCTTGGCAAATCGTCATGGATGGCAAAAAAATACGGTCGTCTGTTCCCAACATGGGAAGATGACATCAAGCAGGGGTTTGATGAATGTATGCGCGTTTTGAAGCCTAACGGTGTGCTTATATTCAAATGGAACGAACAGCAGATACGAACTGATAAGATAGTTGAGATTGTCGGACGAAAACCGTTATTCGGTCATACGTCAGGCAAAGGTAATCATACAATTTGGATGTGTTTTATGAAATGATTGGATATGGAAGTATTGATGATTAAAACTTATATGAAACTATGAAAAAATATTATTTTACATTCGGTTGCGGCATTGATACGCCACACCGCAACTGCTATCATGTGGAGGTGGCGGAAGACTATGGAAAGGCACGAGAGCAGATGATTGATAAGTTCGGAATCGACTGGGCATTTCAATATACAGAAGATGAATGGCTCATCAGTCGTGAGATTTACCAAAAATACATTGAATTTGGACGATGCTCCACACCTTGGCACGAGGGCTTTACGCAAGCGGAAATGTTTAACCTAAAAGAGATATAACAACAATGGAAACAAACAAAAAGAACTTCACAGAGCAGGACATTGAAAATGCAAATGAATTCTACTTGGCTTTGAGGAATGTAGTGAATAATAACAAATTCAAAATGAAGCTCAAGGTACTGACATTCTCATTAGCATGTTTTTTTGGTTGACATTTCGGATATTCCTGCACAATACGGCATCAATAAGGACGACTACATTGACCAATTGGCAGAAACCGCCAAGGCCATCAAGACGTCGGATGATTTGCAAACGGACAAATAATGACTATGGATCACTTAATTTTAAACCACGACTTCAACATCGACATCGCCACAGCGCACAGCAGGATGGCCAAGCGGTGGAAAAACAAAAGGTGCACGTGGAGTGAACTGGTGAGGCGCTGCAGCAGCACGACCTACACGGCGGAGACCCCGGGAGAGTATGCACACATGACCAAGGACGAACAGAGCAACGTCAAGGACGTAGGCGGATTCGTGGGAGGTTATCTATCGGAGGGAGCACGCAAGACGGGTGCCGTGAAATGGCGGAGCTTGGCAACGCTTGACATCGACTATGGCACGGATAACTTTTGGGATAAGTTCCGGGGAAAGTTCAAATTTGCGGCCATGCTCTACAGCACGCACAAGCACTCCAAGGGAAACCCTCGCTATCGATTGGTATTCCCATTAAGCCGTAACGCCGCTCCCGATGAGTACGAACCACTGTGCCGTAAGATAGCCGAGGCACTGGGAATAGACCTCTTTGACAACACCACCTATCAGTTGGCGCGGCTGTTCTATTGGCCGAGTACGAGCAAGGGGGCGGAATATGTGTTCAGGTATCAGGATGGCCCCGCGTGCGATGTGGACAGCGTACTGGTGCAATACCACGACTTCAGGGACGCGGCGGCATGGCCGGTGTCGAGCCGGGAGGGTGACATCATCAAGCATTCGGTGAGAAAAACGGAGGATCCAACGGAAAAGAACGGCCTCATCGGAGCATTCTGTCGCACGTATGACATCGAGGATGCCATTGACAGGTTTCTGCCTGATGTGTATGAGAAAACGGCCTACAACGGACGATACACGTATAAGCGGGGCAGTGTGGCCGCGGGGCTGGTGTGCTATGACGGCAAGTTCGCCTACAGCAACCATGAGACAGACCCGGCAAGCAAACAGCTCTGCAATGCCTTTGACCTTTGCCGCATCCATCTGTTCGGGCAAGAGGATGAGGCCTCGAGGGCGACGGACACGACACGGAAACCATCATACCAGAAGATGCTGGACTTCGTGGCCAAGGACAAAAAGGTGGGCATCCTGCTCGCAAGGGAAAAAAGGGAAGAGGCACAAAGCGACTTCGCGGAGGTTACCATTAAGAACACTAAGACGGACGACAGGTGGCTCGGGGATTTGGAGCGTGACAAAAATGGCAACATCAAGTCGAATGCGAAGAACATCATCATGATTCTGGAAAACGACCCGGGGCTCAAGGGACGCGTGTGGTTCAACCAGTTCAACAGGTTTAACTATGTGACAGGTGGGCTGCCGTGGGACCGCAAGGCGGAGATATGGACAAATAACGATGAGGCCAACCTGAGGGTGTATATGGAGAAAAACTACGGCGTGACGGGCAAGGACAGGATAAGCGATGCCTTCACGGCGGTGGTCACCCGACACCGGGTGCATCCCATCAAGAAGTATCTCAACGGCCTGGTATGGGACGGTGTGCCAAGGTTGGACGGACTGGTGACGGACTATATCGGAGCCGCGGACAATGAACTCAACCGCATCATGACGAGGAAGCACTTCACGGCTGCCGTGGCACGTGTGATGGAACCGGGGTGCAAGTATGACTACTGCCTGATCGTGGCGGGACCGGAGGGTATCGGGAAATCGACCTTGTTCAGTGTTATGGGCGGAGAGTGGTTCAGCGACAGTGTCATCACCATGGACGGAACGCGCGGCATGGAGCAGGCCGAGAGCGGATGGGTGATTGAGCTCCCTGAGCTGGGCAGCGTGAAGCGCACCGACGTGGAGCAGGTCAAGGCTTTCATCAGCAAACAGGTGAACACCTACAGGCCTGCATACGCCCGCGTCATGGAGCAGCGGCCAAGACAGTGCGTGTTCTGCGGGACGACCAACGAAACCTATTTTCTCAAGGGTGACACGGGGAACCGGCGATTCTGGGTCATTGAGGCTGACCCAAGCCTGCGGAAATACGACAATCCGAAAGAGGCATTAGAGAGAGACCGTGACCAGCTGTGGGCTGAGGCGGTAGAGAGATACAAGGGTGGTGAGAGGCTGTACCTTGACAGGAGACTGGAGATGGAAGCCCGCAAGAGACAGCAGGATTTCAACGATAACAGCGATGACCCGCTGCCGGGCATGGTGCGCGATTTTCTGGACATGAAGCTGCCACCGAGCTGGAATACGTGGGATCTGAACCGTAGGAGGGCATATCTCAGAAACCCCGACCCATTGGACGAGGAAGCCACGGAAGAACGGACAAGGGTGTGCGCTGCAGAGTTTATCTGTGAGGTTTTAGGCATGGATATATCGGATAGCGGATACAAGTACAAGGCGAGAAAAATCAACCAAATATTGGAAAATATGGGGTGGACGAAATGGAGTGCGTTACGATTTCCGTTATATGGCCTACAGAGATGTTTTGTAAAGGAATTTAACCCCGATAATAATAATAATCTGAATAAAAATGATAACAAAGATAACATTTAACAACTGTTCACGAGAGCTTAAAAATGAAAATAAAAAAGTAGGTATGTTAATCGTGATAACAAAGATAACAAAGATTTTCACTTTGTTATCATCTTTGTTAACACTTAAAATAATGATTAACAGGCCTTTAAATCAAATGATAACAAAGATAACAAAATATTCTATAACTAAAGGAATATGTATGTTATATAGTATAAATAGGGTGTATACACGTGTATAGGGGTATATATATAGGCCTTGTTATCTTTGTTATTTGTTATCATTTAAAAAGTATGTAAAGAAAATGGAAACAATAAAATACATCACAAACCATGCGGAATTCTCCGAAAAAGCCATTGAGAGATACCTGAGGGAATCGGTGAGGTCCATCGGTGGGCTTTGCCTGAAATATGCCAACCCGGGAGTGACGGGCTATCCGGACAGACTGATATGCTGGCCGGGAGGGTCAACGACATGGGTGGAACTCAAGAGCAAAGGAATGAAACCAACCCGAATACAGACCATAAGACATGATGAGCTGCAGCGCCTTGGGCACCGCGTCTATGTGATTGACAGCCGCGCGGGTGTGGACAAACTGATGGAGGATTGGAGGAAGTCGCAATGAGATTCAAACCCTATAAATATCAACAGGACGCCATTGAGTGGGTGTTGAGGCATCCGCGGTGCGGGCTGTTCCTTGACATGGGATGCGGAAAGTCGGTGATCACACTGACCGCCGTCAGACACCTGATGGATGACTGCGAGGTGGAGCGGGTGCTGGTGGTGGCTCCGAAGAAAGTAGCAGAATCCACATGGACGGCGGAGGTTGAAAAATGGGACCACTTGGCAGGGCTGAAGGTGGCCAAAGTCATGGGCACACCACGGCAGCGGGAGAATGCACTGGCATCAAGGGCGGACATCTATGTCATCGGGCGTGACAGCTTCGTGTGGTTAGTGGGTTTGTACAAAGGAAAACTCCCGTTCGACATGCTGGTCATTGATGAGCTGACGAGCTTCAAGTCTCCAAGGTCAAACCGGTTCAAGGCCATGCGCGTGGCCACACCGACGGTGCGCAGGGTGGTGGGACTGACGGGCACACCTGCGCCAAACGGACTGATTGACCTGTGGGCACAGATGTACTGTCTGGACATGGGGGCACGATTGGGCAAGTCGGTAACGCGATACCGCGACGCGTACTTTGACACACACCGCTGGAACAATATCGTCGTCAGGTGTGACATCCGAAAGGGCAGCGCAAAAATCATTCGCGACAAAATAGCTGACATCTGTCTGTCCATGCAGGCCAAGGACTACCTGCAGTTGCCTGACAAAATCATACATGAGACACGGATCACATTATCGCCACGGATGATGAAGGCCTATCATGACTTCGAGCGTGACCGGGTGATGGAGTTCACCGAAAGACACACGGGAGAGAAAACAAACGTATTGGCCGCAAGTGCCGCAGGGTTGATGAACAAGCTGAGCCAGTTCGCCAACGGTGCGGTGTATGATGAGGATAAGCAGGTGCATTTTGTGCATGATGAGAAATTAGACAGGCTGGTGGAAATTGTGGAGGCAGCTAATGGCAGCAGCCTGTTGGTGTTCTACCAGTTCAAGCATGACGCCACACGGATAGCCAAGAGGCTGAAAGGTTATACCGTGAGACTGTATGAGGAAGAGAATGACCTGAAAGAATGGAACGAGGAAAAGATCGATGTGCTGCTTGCACATCCTATGAGTACCGCCTTTGGCCTCAACATGCAGCAGGGCGGGCATTACGTGGTGTGGTTTGGCACGGGATGGAACCTTGAACTCTACGAGCAGGCTAACGCAAGGCTGCACCGGCAGGGACAGAGGTATCCTGTCCATGTGTACAAGCTAATTTGCACGGGAACGGTGGACGAGCGGGCCAATGCCGCAATAGGAAACAAGCACGGCGTGCAGCAGAATCTTTTAGATAGCCTGAATCATTTAAGGCGAAAATATAATATTTAATCTAATCTTTAAAAACATATAACAAGATGGCAAGAGACAAGGACTACAACAAGATGATACACACAGCCCGATGGCTGCGTCTGAGACGTGACAAACTGACTGACAATCCTATCTGCGAGCGTTGCAGGGATAAGGGAAGACTGTCGGCAGCAACGGAGGTGCATCACATCATACCCGTGGAGGTGGGACTGTCGTATCGGGAGAAAGAACGCTTGATGTTTGACCCCACCAACCTCATGGCCATGTGTCATGACTGCCATGTGATGACACACAGGGAGATGGGAAAAGGCAGCAGGGAGCAGACGAAGGAGAGAGCAAAGGAAAAGCTGAGACAGTTTGCGGAACGGTTTTTGAAATAATAATTTTTTAATCACAGCCCCCGGGGGTGTTTTTTAAAAGGGGTATACCCCGATCCAAACCCACCCCCGCACCTTTTTCCACACGCGGATGAATTTTTGGGGCTGTGGGGGATTTCAGTAAAAAATCATTAACTTTGGAGAATAAAAAGCATGAGAATGGATCAAAAGAAGGAAAGGTTTATCAAGGCCTATTATGCCGGGTACGGTATTGTTGCCACGGCATGTGAAGCTGTAGGCATCGGCCGCTCGACTTATTACCGCTGGCGGGATGAAGATCCTGAGTTCAGGGCACGGGTCGAGGAAATCGGAGAGACACAGGTCGATTTTGTAGAGAGCAAATTGATGCAGCTGATCAACGCCAACGACACGACGGCCATCATTTTCTACCTGAAGACCAAGGGGAAGAGCCGCGGGTATTCACAGGCGGTGCAGTCTGCGGTGGCCAAACCCATACAGGTTGCGCTGCCGCCTGCAGACAAGGAGCAGGCCAAGATGATAGCCAACAAGGTCAAGAGCAAGAAGGGTTACATCGTCAAGCTACTGAAGCAACAGAACAAGTACACCGCCGAACTCACCTATCAGGTGGACATTGCAGCGAAGCTTCTTGTTCGTGCCGATATGCTGAGTGATGAGATTTTGGCCGATGGACATCGATCCGTCAACGTGGAATACAGTCGCGAGGGTAACAAGCGTATAACCGTCGACCCTAAGGAAAGACTGTATCTTGATGTTTTAGAGAAAAGCCAAAAGGCGCTGCGGGCGTTGGGCATGAATACCGAGAGCAAGGACAAAGGCGGCGGACAGGATTATTTCAGTGATTTTATCCAGGCCGTCAATGCAGAGGATGAAGAATGACAGAGGAAGAGAAACAGAGATACAGAGATATCAAAGCTCGTGTTGTAAGTCAGCTGCAAAAGGAACGCAGCACATTAACCCATCGATACCACACAGCACTGGTTAAGACGGACAGGCGTATCGGTGAGTACGTGTGTGAGGTGACCGATCACCCGGAGGCGCACAACCTGTACGAGATATTAGGCGTGCATAGATTTTTGCGGATGCTCGACAAATACCCTTGGAAGCCCGGGCGAGTCCGTAAGTTTTTCAGATTCTACCAAGCCCTGAAATTTAGTGGTCTCAACGGGCGCACGAGGTATAAGCTTACACCCGTTCAGGCCTTTCAGTTTGCCAATATGTTCGGCTTTGCCCTGCCCGATGGGCGCCGCCTGATACGTACGGCCTACCTGTTTGTGCCGAGGAAGTTCAGCAAGACCACCTCGTGTGCAGCGTTGGCTGTCTATGACATGCTTTTCGGCGATAACAATGCGCAGGCCTACGTCGGCGCCAACAGTTACGACCAAGCGAAGATATGCTTTGATGAAATTCGCGACATCATGCTCGGCATAGACCCCGGGCAAAAGCTGTTCAGGGTGAACCGTGAAAAGATTACGTTCAGAGGCGATGGTCGTGACAGCCTCATCCAATGCCTTAGCGCCAACGCCAAGACCAAGGACGGCCTTTTTGCCTCGCTGGTCATCATGGACGAATATGCACAGGCCCGCAACACGGCGGGCAAGAACGGTGCCGACCTGAAGAACGTACTGACAACCTCCATGGGTCCGCGACGCGAGCCGTTGACAGTGGTCATTACGACCGCCAGTGACGTGGTGGACGGCCCCTTTTACCATGAGTTGGAGGGCGTGTGTGCGGTTTTGCGTGGAGAGGCGGAGAACGACACGATGTTTGCCTCCATCTTCATGCCCGATGTGGACGATGCGGAAGACGATCCTGCCACATGGCGCAAGGTGCAGCCGCATCTGGGTATCACCGTTCAACCGGACTATTACGAGAGACAGTACGAAGAAGCCACGCTGTCGGCGGAAAACATGCTCGCTTTCCGAACGAAGCTGCTGAACATATTCACCATTAACGACGAGAAAACGTGGTTTACCCATGAGAAAGCACAAGAGCTGGTCGGGGAATTCAACATAGACAGCGTGTCGGGGCACCCGGAATGCGCTGTGGCCTTTGACCTTTCCGTGCGTGATGATTTCAGTGCCGTGTCATATACGATCTACTCGAGAGCAGATAAAATGTTTTTCAGCCATACGGACTATTATTTCCCCGAGGGCGCCTTGCGCGGTCATCCCAACGAGCATTTGTACAGGCTTTGGCACGAGAAGGGTTATCTGAAGTTATGCAAGGGCGATAAAATAGACGTCAAGCAAATAGCCGGGGACGTTCTGGCGCGTTCTAAAACCTTAAACATCATCCGTATAGGCTATGATGCCTACAAGGCGCAGGAACTCGTGAACATCTTGGCGAGTGTAGGCGCACGGTATGTCCTTACACCATACCGGCAGACGTATGGCAGCTTCAACCTCCCGGTGGAATCTTTCGAGATGCTGGCATACGAGAACCCTCCGAAGATTATGCTCAATGATAACCCCATCAACGTATTCTGTCTGGAAAACTGTGTGATTGACGTTGACAAGCTGGAGAACAAAAAGCCCATCAAAATATCCCAGTACCGCAAAATAGACGGTGCGATAACGATGCTGATGACATTAGGGCAGCTTTACTCGTTCGAGCGGTGATATATCGGCCAGTCATTCGGCGTTAAATGATATTAAAAACAATATCTTTTTATGCAAAATATTTGGTTATTGATATTAAATTCCGTATCTTTGTAGTGTGATAATCAAAAAGGCAATAAAATGAAGTACAACGAGCTTGAGAAAAGACTGAAAAAAGCAGGGTGCTACGATACTGGGGAAGAAATAGCAGGTCATCCACAGTGGATAAACCCTAAGACCGGGATAAAATTTGCGATGAGCCATCATCATTCCCGTGAAGTTGCCACAGGCACCCTGAATCAAATCCTACGAGCAGCCGGACTGAAATAAGTCCGGACTGCTGTAGATAAAATAAACAATCAACATGAATGATATGAGAAAAGTTAAAGCAATCATCGAGAGAGCCGGAGACGGCACATACAGCATCTATAGTGATGCTGATCCTAATGAATTGGGCTATTTGATAACAGGTACGGGAGAAACTGTTGAGGAGGCCAAGAAATATTTTGAGGGCGGCTATTCAGATATGCGTCGGTGCTATGCGGAGGAAGGAAAGCCGTTCACGGAGGTTGAAATGGTCTACCAATACGACATGGCTTCTTTTCTTGAATACTACACCAAAGCATTTTCCCTTGCGGGTTTGTCTCGTATAACGGGAATTAATCAAGGGCAGTTGTCGCATTATATCACGGGGCATAGGTCACCATCCACCCGCACAAAGGAAAAAATGCAGAAAGCCATACACGCCTTTGCAAAAGATTTAGAGACCGTGCACTTTGTCTGATTATCACAACTTCATGCTGTGCATGGTTTGCCCCGTTGGCGTATGCCGTCGGGGCTTTTTTATGTCTTTTTCTCATCTTTTTTGTACGCAAAATCTTAAAAAAACATAAATAGCACTATCCGATGAAACGTTATAAAACACTATGAGACGCTGTGAAACATAGGCCATTTTCAGATATGATTTTATCTCCGTATCTTTACGTAGAGATAATAATATATCATGGGATTCTGGCAAAAGATAGTCCGATATTTTCAGCGCGAAAATGCAGATGCCGTGGGTGGTGTGGAAACCGATACACGGCTTGGGGACTATACACGCTTTTTTGATTTTATGGGGAATGGCGCCACGGCTTTGTCCGTTGCCACCGTTTATCGCTGCGTTCAGCTGCTGAGTGAGAGCGTGGCCAATCTGCCGCTGCTGTACATGCGTCTGAAAGACGGCATATTTGTGACGGACACCAACAGCCGCCTGCATTATCTCCTGACCGTGCAGCCTGATTACACGAGATCTGCGTTTGATTTTTGGAAGGAGGCGATTGAACGTGTACTCCTCGACGGCAACGCCTATATCGTGCCTGTGTATAATCCGGTAACCTTGGAAATCGACCGGCTGGCGCTTTGCGGACGTCTCACCGTCAGCCATGATGTGTATAAAGACATTTATACCGTCAATGACACCATCAATGGCATTTCGGGAGCTTATCGTGAAGATGAGATTATCCACATCAAGGGACACACCCGCAACGGCAAGGACGGTGTCAGTGTGCTGGAGTACGCACGGCAGACCATAGACATTGCATTGACGGGAGACCGGGAGACGCTGAACCGGTTTGCCAAGGGTGGCAACGTTCGTGGAATTATCAGCAACGACAAGTCCATTATCGGATTTGGCGAATACCAGCAGGCCGAATTAGAGAAAGCCGCCAAGCAGATGGACGGCCGTTTCCGTGTGGGCGACCGGATCGTGAGCATGCCGGGGCAGGTTGACTTCAAGCAGTTGTCGCTTTCCTCTACAGACATGCAGTTCTTGGAGAGCCGTAAATTCACAGTGCGTGACATCTGCCGATTCTTTGGTGTCCATCCCAGCTTTGTGTTTGACGACACGAGCAACAACTACAAGTCGGCGGAGATGGCTAACGTGGCGTTCCTGTCGAACACGCTCAACCCTATGCTGCGCAACATCGAGAATGAACTGCTCCGAAAGCTAACCCCGCCGTCGCTGTGCTGCAAGCGCCGTTTCCAGTTCGACAGGCGCGGCCTATATGCCAGCGATCTGGACAGCAAGGTAAGATATCAGACGGCAACGATAGCCGCGGGGATCTACACGGTTAATGATTGGAGGAAAGAGGAAAACATGTGTCCCGTGGAGGGTGGTGACATACCGCTCGTGTCTGCAAACCTGCGTACGATTAACGAGCAGGCCACATCGCAGACCGATGATGAATCAGATAAAAATTTTGATGATAAACCATGAAACAAGAGAAAGACAAGATCGTCAGACGCTTTTTATGTACCCCGACAAAACTACAGGTGCGCGAAGCGGGAGAGGGTGAAGCCCCGAGCCGCACCATTACGGGGTACGCCATACTGTTCAACACACCGTCCGCTCCGCTGTGGAGTGACGGCGACAATGAAGCCCGGGAGATGATAGCCCCCGAGGCCGTAACGCGGGAGTTTCTCGATGGTCAGGACATCAAGATGACGATGTTCCATGACCGGCAGTTGATATTGGCTCGCAGCAACAAAGGAGAGGGCACACTCTCCTACGATGTTGACGAGCGTGGCGTTTCTTTTGCCTTTGACGCACCCAAAACCACAGACGGGGACAAAGCATTGGAGCTGGTGCGCAGAGGCGACATAAGCGGCTGCAGCTTTGCTTTCAGTACTCCGTATTTCGATACGGACTTCGTCGAGAGGCAAAGTCAAATCAAGAACGGTTTTAACGAGATAACATACCGCGTCAAGGCCGTGACGGGCATTTACGATTTCACGCTGGCCGCAGATCCTGCATATCCGGACACCACCGCCGAAACAAGGGAACTCGTGGACGGGTTACGGGAGCCGGAAGCCGAAAAGGGGGAAAAACCTGAAGCACCGAAGGATAACAGCGTCGCGCGTGAGCAGATATCAGAGATGCGTCGTGCAGCAGAAAAAAATATTTTATAATAACAAATTAGAGAGTTATGGAAAAATCAAGAATCAATGTCCGAGAGCTGATAGACAAATTTCAGCTGAATTGCGATCGCATCACGGAGATAGCAGACGTGTGCGAGCGAGAGAAGCGTGAACGCAACGAATCGGAAACCACCGAATTTGAAGCCATCATGCGTGAAAACCAATTGCTACAGATGAAGATGCAGGCCGCAGCTGCCGAGCACCTGCGTGAGAATCCGAACGCCCCGGATGATGCGATCAAGATAATCCGTGAGAATGCCGCCAATGGGCGGAAATCGGAAATTATCTTTGTCCGCGACATCATGATGGTAGGCGATGTGGCCAAGGGCTCTATCGTTCCCCTGAATGTTCAGGACATTCTCAAACCCTTGCAGGAGGGCTTCATTCTTGACAAGGTAGGTCTGCCCATGCCTACTGGATTGGCCGGTGACTACGTATGGCCGATGTATGAGATGGTATCCGCACAAATCGCAGGTGAAACTGTGGCTTTGTCAGACACGAAGATTCCGTTCAGCAAGATGACGGCAAATCCGGAGCGTATCGGTATAGCCATTCCGGTGTCTAATCAGTCGTTGAATCAAAGTCAGGGGATTCTGGAAACGATTGTGAGAGAGGTTATGCCGATGAGCATCCGTTTGCTGCTCAACAAGATTCTGTTCAGCACGGAAAAGGTGAACGGTGCCACAAATCTGGTGGGTCCGTTTGTAGGCCTCGTGGACAAAGCAACCGCCCTGTCCGCTGTACCTACGTTCAAGGAACTCAACCTGATGAAGGCATCCGTTCTTGAGACAGGAATTGACGGAAGCCATCTGTGCTGGATCATGACCAAGAGCATGCAGGCCATATTGGAGGGCACACCTATCAACGAAAAGGGAATATTCAAGGCTATGCTTGAAAATGGCACTCTTTGCGGTTTGCCAGTCTACACGACCAACGAGATACGGAGCAAGGGCAAGACCGGCACCGTTACGGAGTTTATTGGGCTGGGCGACTGGAGGTATCAGCCGATGGGTCTGTTCGGTTCGATTCGCTTTATTGTCGATCCGTACAGCAAAGCCCGTCAGGATTGCGTTGACTTCGTTCTCAACTGTGACTATGGCACAAAGACGTTGAGAAAAGAAGCCTTCAGTCTCGGCAAGGTTGCTCCGTCTGTTTAACATTTAATTCGTTTATCATGTCCGCAGTGGATTTGGCACTTTTCAAGAAGCACGTAAGAGCCGACGATTTCGCCGATGATGACCAGTATTTGAAGCAGATTTTAAACGCTGCCGAGATTACGGTTATCATAGCGACAAACCGAAGCGAGGAGGAGCTTATGTCAATGGGATTTGGCTGCCTCCCCGCACCGCTCGTCCAGGCTATCATGATGCTCGGTGCACACTGGTACAACCAACGCGAGAGCGTCAGTACCGCGCAGATGCACGAGGTACCGGATTCCCTGCAGGCCTTGATAAAACCCTTTAGGAAATTAGCGGAATGAGAGCTGGAGCCATGAAATACCGATTAGCGTTACTGAGGCTGGAAACGCTGACCAATGATTTCGGCGAGGAAGCTGAAACCTACATTCAGACGCGTGTCATCCACGCAGAGCGTGTGAAGCACACTGGATATCGCAGCGAAGAGGTCGGCGAGCACTTCCCGGACTACCGGGTTGAGTTCAATATCCGAGATGCGCATCCCGTTGAGGAAAACTGGAGGGTACAGATGTTAGGCGGTCACCTTTATACGGTAACTAATATCATTCCGAACATAGACCGGGGCATGAAAACCTTGGTTTGTGTAAGAGTAAACAAGTAGGACGATGGCAAGTGGTGAGATAGATATCCGGAATCCGTTTGTGAGCATCTACAAGGCCTTGAGCCTTAAAGATCAGCGCAAGGCCTTGCGTGGTGCCATGCGGCGTGAGGCAAACCGATTGAAGAAGCAGGCGGCGGAAAACATGGCGACTTCCAGACTTGGACCAGGCACAAACCAAAAGCTATCCAAGGGCATTCGGACAAGAGTCTATCCGAGCCGGTATGGTGCAGGATTCATGCTCTCCGTAAAACCCCGGAGGAAAAAAGGATTCCACAAAAACCGTCAGGGAAAAGAAAAACCTGTTTTGATGTGGGCGGAGGATGGAACAGACCCGCGAAAAACCAAAGGAAGTTTTTTTTCACGCAAGGGGAAAGGCCACGTAACGGGGAGAATGCGCCGGTATGGCTTTTTGCGCAAAACAGAGCAGCAGGCTGGACAAACCGTCGAGCAGAACCTATTTCGTGATTTCCAAGACAACCTGAACAAGGCCGCAAGAAAACAAGGCTTATTATAATTAAAAAAAAACAATGAGTTCATTAAGTGCAGGAGCAATCATACGTGACATCCTATTGAGTGACGCCGAGGTGAAAAAACGGACAACCAAAGTATTTCCCGTGGCTACAGACACTGCGAATCTGCCCTACATACTTTATCGCCGTGTTGATTTACAGCACAATCCCTCCAAGGCAGGAATGCCGGGAGCCGACACGGTGATCATGGAGGTTGTATGTTATACGGCCACGTATGCAGAGGGTGTAGAGTTAGCAGAAGCCGTCCGGTCAGCCCTTGACTATGCGCAGGGAGAAAAAGACGGTATGGTGATGCGCAGCTGCACACTCTCCGGAAGTGAGGAAGGCTGGGATAGCGACGCTTTTGCACAGGAGCTTGATTTTATTATTAAAATTTAAATATTTACAGTTATGACAGACACAGGTTATATTAACGGTAGTGATTTGCTGCTTGAGGTCGGCGGCAAGGCTGTTGGGCATTGTACGAGCCACACGCTGACTTTTAACAGTGAGACAAAAGACCACGCGGTAAAGCCCGTGGCAAGCGCCGCAAAGTCCAGCGGGCTATGGAAGGGAAAAGGCGTTACCGGGCTCAGCATTTCGATCAGCGCGGAAGGGCTGCGCTTCTATGAGGAGACCGAGAATGGCCACGAACAGATCGCACCCCTCTGGGGCAAAGGCGACAGTGTAGAGGTCAAGGCCTTTAAACGAGGCAGTGACACAAAACCATACGTTGCAGGCAAATTTGTCATCACGTCGCTTGAGGAATCAAGTCCGGCGCAGGATGATGCTACCTACACGGTGAATTTGGAGAATGACGGTGAGCCGGACACCTATCCCGGCAAGACTGCGGCTTCTAAACCCGTATCCGGTTCTTAAATCAGACCTATGGAGAAGATAAAAGTCACAATCAACGGAAAGGCATACCCCTGTAGACAGACTATGGGGGCAATGCTCCGTTTCAAGCAGGAAACGGGTAAGGAGGTTACCGAGATAGACGGTGGCCTGTCTGATATGTGCACCTTCCTATGGTGCTGTGTTGTTTCTGCCTGCAAGGCTGACGGCGTGGAGTTTGGCATGTCACTCTTGGATTTTGCTGACAGTCTCACTCCGGAGGAGATGGAGGACTGGAGCAAATCAGTAAGTTCAGTAAGTGAAGAATCAGAGACAGGAGACGAAAAAAAAAGGAAATAGCAATCTATGAACTGCTGGGTGTTGCCCTGAGTCAGATTCACTTGTCTTATGATGACTTCTGCCGTCTTACTCCCGTGGAGTTTGAAAGTGTTTACAGGGCTTACCGGGACAGTCGGGAGGGGCAATACAAAGATGGATGGACACGTATGAGAATGCTTGCGACCATAACGATACAGCCCCATGTCAAAAACAAGATTTCACCCGAAAAACTGTTGCCGTTCCCATGGGAGAAACAGGGTCAAGAATTAAAGGCACCCAAGCCTACATCCGCGGAAAGTAAATCAAGGTTTGAGAAACTGGTTACAAGATTGAAAAACTAAAGTCCGAGTGCCTCCTTGTTTTTCTCATCCTCATATTCGTCGACCATATCAAGTTCGTTGAGCGATTGTTCAGATATACTATAGGTAGCAATGGGGCATAGAATAGCGACAGAAATAAAAACTGTGACAACGAGCCCCTGAATATGATCCGTATGCCATCCAAAAAAGGCAAGGATAATCCGCCCAAAGGACACGATAAAAATGAGCCCGATGATCTGGAACCATGAGCGAATAATCCGCCATTTCCTTCTGATTTTTTCAAACTCCTTGTCTTCCATACCGTAAAAATACATAAAAGGGATTAAACAAGCAAACAATCGCGATAAAAAAATGGCAAAAGAAGTAAAGTTTAACATAAAACTGACTGTGGCGGATTCCATAAGCAAGTGCAAAGTTATACTATTTTTGTTTTAATCATATCTTTTGGCTTTATAAATCCGTTTTTCTTTCTGGGTCTGTTATTTAATTTTTCCATAATCTCCTTGATGTAAGTTTTTGATACTCCTCTGAAATCTGTTTTCTTGGGTATATATTGCCTGATAAGTCCATTCATGTTTTCTATGGATCCCTTTTCCCAGGAACAGTATGGATGGGCAAAATAAACAGCCGTCCCTAATTCCCTTGCGATGATCTCGTGGGCGGCAAATTCCGACCCGTTATCAGTGGTTATTGTTCTTATGGGCACAGGCAGTTCTTTGAGTAAGTTGACAACGGTATGTGCCAGTGGTACGGCTTGCTTTCCCGTGTCGAGTTTTTCCATGAGCATAAAGCTGCTTTTTCTTTCCACCAACGTCACGATGGCACCTTTGCCGTCCTTTCCCACGATGGTGTCCATTTCCCAATCGCCCATGGTCTGTCCGTTGGCATCCTCAGGCCTTTGCTCAATGGATACCCGATTGGGAATAGGGACCTTAACATCCTTGGATGCCTTCCGTGTTTGTTTTCCTCCACGCCTGAGGTATTTCCTGACATTATCCTTGGTGTGCGGAGAGAGTGCTCCTATCCAATTGTATATGGTAGACTTTGACACCATGATGCCTTCTTCCCTTTCAAGCCATCCGGATACCTGCTCGGGTGACCATTGTTCCGTACGGATCAGCTCGAAGACG